TACTAGTGTTCCGTCTCCTAAATAAGTAAAAAATATTCTTGGGGAGCTTCTTGGGCCAGATGGCTCTGGCTTGTTTTGAGGATTAGAATAATCAACTTCAGCTAATTCAAAAGTACCGCTTTGTAGTACTTGCACCCAATCAGTAACTTGCCAAGGGTAATCTACACCAGAGCCACCAGTCCATTGTTGGAAGTCCCTTCTTTCATCATACGATTGAGCAGTAGTATTAGTTTGGATTTTCCAATATCCATCTACCGTGTATTTAACAACTCCAGCCCCTGCGGTATAAATGTTTTTATATGGATTATTTGAAGATATATAATTTTGGTTATAACCTCCCCCAACTTGGACTGAAGTATAACTATGTCTTCTACCAGCAAATTGTGGCTTTCCATTTGCAGTTCCACTTAATTCATATAATCCATTTATAAGTGGCAATCCAGATGGCAATGACATTTCTCCTTTACCGACCAAGGTATAGTATTCACCACTTTGTTGTAGTGCGTTAGTAATCCTAAATCCACTTACTAATGGGTTGTAATCAGTGAAAACCGCTGGGTTTTGCCCCAAGTCTAATTCAACGCCATCATCTACTCCATCATTATCACTATCTTTAGATAGGGGATTTGTTCCATGTGTATTAATTTCTGCTGAATCAGACAGCCCATCAAAATCTGTATCAGTATTATTTGGGTCGGTAAACGATACAGTGTTTTCATAAAAATCAGTTAGTCCATCACCATCACTGTCTGTACCGTCAGATACAAAAGAAACTTGTGAACTAGTAAAATCTATTGAAGACGGAGTTCCAAATATATCCTCTGATCCCAGTGATTTAACTTCAAAGTTATAAGTTCCAAAACTATGTACATCTTTAATTTCGCCTTTCGTGAGATAATAATTATTGCCTACAGAAATATCTTCTGCTTTAGGAACAATTTTACTATCTACTTTACCATTTGGAGCAATAGCGGTCAATTGATAAGCAGTTTCATTTCCATTGCTACTTCCTGTAATCTCAAACTGTATATGTCTTTCTCTGCTATTTACAGTGACCACATTAGCATCAAAACCAATTGGCTCGGTGATATTCTTTATAACATGATTTGGTATTCCTACATTAAAGCTGTCTTCTTCTTCTATTTTAAAATCTTCTTTAGTTTCAATTAAATCAAATTTTTCTTTTCTATATTCTGTAGCTGTTACTGCATACAGATTATCTTCTTCTGGTTTTATACTTAATACCCTGTATTGATGCTTCCTTCTATTTTGTAGGTCTAAATTGATAAGACTACCAGTTGGCACATCATTTAAATAAGAGTTTGGATCTGATACACCTATTTTAATTTGATTTCCATCTTGCTGTGCTCCAGTTACTTTTAACTTTACCGCTTGCGGGTCATACAAGTTATTTAATATTTCATTTGTGACCAAATTACCGCCTTTAATATGATCATATAATTCAGTCAGTGTATCTTGTCCAGTTGGTGTAATTACAAAAGCTCCAGAATGATTAGTTAATATTGAATTTACATTTGGCCTATCCTCTATTTTGATAAATTTATGGCCAACTGAGTTTACTTCATACTCTAAAAGCTTGCCATAACTTGCTTCAAAGTTTTTAAGATCATCTTGTATTTCTATTACATCTCCAATAGAAAGCATTAAACTTTGGCTTGATGTTTTAAAATTAACTATTTCTCTTTCTAGTTTATTGGTATACAAAATATACCTACCCAACCTAGCTGCTTGCGCTCTACTAGTGCAACCTTTACCATTTATATCTCTTCTTAAAATTCCATTTTGTCGCATTGATTCTTCGTCAATTACGGTTTCTTTTTTAGCGGTAAAATCATCTCTCTTATCTAAAAATGTTACTTCTGCTACATTAAATAATGATGATTTGTTTGTTGTTTGATAATTAAATATACCATCAAAAACATTTTCATTATTAAAAAATGTCATTGGGTCTTTTGGTTGATCTGCAAAAAAATCTAATCTTCCGTTAGCCCAGAAAGCCATGCCATTAAAAACAGTACAAATATCATTTATAGTCTTAAATGCATTTTGTGCTGATGCTAACATTATATTGCAAGAAAATCTTGGCTCTAATCCACCGACTCCATCATCTAAACCTACAAAATGGCCATTATCATCTACAGAATCGCAATATCTTCCAATTTTGTATAAATTAAATATATTTATATCTTCTAAATCATCTATTCTGTTTCCAATTCCGTACCTTTGATTTGTTAATAAATCGTAAAGAATCCAAGCTGGATTATCAGTCCAAGCTAATTTAAAGGTTCCGTCCCAATCTCCATCGTATACAATTCTAGTTCCTAATTGTGAAACATTTTTAACAAATCTTTTATCACTTCCATCTAAATCCAAAGGATAATAGTTAGAAGGAACTTGAACTCTTTTTAATCTTAGCCTCCATTGTTTATTAGGGGGTTCTCTAAAAGTTCTTGCGTCTAGAGTTGTTTTCATGATTGCAGAAAATGGATATTTAAATCTTTCTTTTACAACTTCTATTACTTGAAAAACTCTCGCATCTCTACCCATTCTTACGCTATTTGTTTCAAAATCATTTTTTCTAATTTCTACTATCCTAGGAAACTTCTGTGATAAACTTTTAACGTCTTCCCCTGGATAGAAGGGTAAAAGATCAGAATAAGTAGGCAATATTATTTCGTCAGTATCAACTGCATAAAAATCACTGACTGTTCCAAAGTAACTTATTTTAGTTTCATTTTTTGGATATATATCTTCCACTACCCCATCAAAATAAGTGAAAATAGAAAAATTAATAGTTAAACCATCTCTTTTAATAGAAGTCGCGAGTGGATCTTGTTCTTGTATTATTTGTTGATAAAGTGATTCTATGATTAATGTTACCTTAACACAGTCTACATCTCGTCTATTTACGGTATGAATTAAAGGAGTGATATCTGAATTTAATGGTAAATTTTCCATCCAATCCGATTGATATGTTCCGTCTGGTTCAATATCCGAGCTTGCAGTGCCGTCTATGGCGCTGTATTTTCTCATTCCATAATTATAATCTGTATTATCTCCAGTCAAATTTAAAGAAAGGTCGCCTGCTACAACGCCTCCTTCTCCTTCGTCAACAATTTGAGCTGTGACTGTTGGTGGGTCTGAACCGTATGTATGCGCGCTGTAGTTACCAAAAATGAAACCACTTCCTGCAAATTCTCCTTTATCGGCTGTTGTAGCAAACGTTACGCTTTGAACGACGCCATTGCTAACATTTATAGTAGGATTTGGATCTTGATAAATTTCTAAATTTGAATTAAAATTTAATGTAACATTATTAGAATAATTTGAGCCACCATCTGTTATATTTACGCTGTCTATTCGCCATCTATAATATGTAGCTCCCCTATGGCTCAAAGGGCCAGTGCCATAATCAAATCTTGAGAGCGAAACCTCAGCGGTTGCAATCTCTTTTTCTCCTATAACAGCACCAGCTCTAAAAATTTCATTAGGCCCAAATATATTTTTATTATATTCTATACTTGTAACACTTTCGTTACTAAGAGGTTGTTGATTTTCTTCTCCTAAATTGTAATCTATTCTAAAATTATTAAAGTTAAATGTTTCTGGTTGATTTTGTTGAACAGTTATATTTAATGATTTGCCAGTAACGTTAGCATCTGGTGCCCCTAAATTTGGGTTTTCTACGTGCAGATAAACAATTTCACTACTGGGTGGGTTAACTGGCGCATCTGGTTCTACATATCCAAAAACATCCCAACCGTTATCTATTCCCGATTGTACTGCAGCAGCTGCTTGTGGGTTATTTGCTAAATCTTCATTTTTGCTTCTTATTCTTACAAGGAGTTTTCCAGTGTCTAGGTTTCCCGCAGTATTTTTTGGAGGCGAATCGCCCACCCAGACTGGCCACAAAAAAGACCCTTCTACATCTTCAGTTTCTGATTCTTTTAATTGAAACCCTATAGTCTCTGTGTTTTCTGCTCCTGTGACAAAAGGATATTTCATGTCCTCTTGATATCTTGTGCCACAATTTGTAGTTTCGTTAGTAACTGTTCTTAAAGTTATAGATTCATTTATTTGTTTTGTTGATAAATCAAAGCCAGTTATTTTAGGAAATACAAATTTTAATGCATTAGGATCTCCTACATTAATAGGAGTTCCGTCTAAGGAGAAATCTATTTTTGCATCGCCGCCCAAAGAAACATCTGTGGTAAAAGGGTAATCGTAATTTACACCACCAACATTAAGTGTAGTGCCCGTACTTAAAAAATCTGTTGCCGCAAAAGTCATATATGCTATGCGTGGGTCTTTTGCTTGTTCTTCACCTCCTAATGTTTTTTCTAAAACCGTAAAATCCCTAATTCCTATAAAGTCTCCAGTCTGAGTTAATCCAGTAAAATCGTCTCCTTTCTTCAAATTAAATCTCATTTTTCTGAAACTTCGATTCCCGCTGTTCGTAAATTCAAAATCAAAATCTCTCCAATTGTCGTCTTTAAATGGGCCCACTGTTGCTATGTTCTGGCCTTCTATACCTTGTGATTGATCTCCTAATAAATAAAAATTAAAACTATCAACTTTAACATTGCTTGATGGGAAATGAAGTGATCCAGTAATTCTGTAAGTTTTATTGGGTTTATACCATCTTTGAGTATTACCACTAACTCCTGGTAGCGACCCTTCTTGTAAAAATGCTCTTGTTATAGAAGAAACAAAAGGAGAAGGGTTAACATCATTTACGGTTACAGAATAAGTTGAACCAGCTACCTGCGATTCTGGAGAATAAATACCTTGTATAGTTACATTACCTTGGGAGCTACCGACGCCAGCGCCATCAACTCTTCCTTCATTAGTAACCGTATAATTGTTTGTTAAGGCTCCACCCTCTCCAACCTCAAATGTTATAGTTGGCAAACTGCCTGCTGTCATATCGGCCGAATCAGCAGGAGGAGTGTATGCCGTAAGACCATCTAAAACTAAGGTTGGCGTTCCAAAATAAACTCCTCTTCTTACAAAAGAGACTGGATTAGAACTATCTAATTTCCAAGATCTAGTTTTAAGTACACTGCCTCCTCTCCTCTGGACAGCCACGTCGGTAGAATATATTACCCAATTTAATTGAATTACAGCTGCTTGAGATTCTGGTACTACTTCTGGTTCATCCATAACAACCAACTTTTCGCTAAATAGTCTATTCTCCTCGCCCAAGTTAGCTACTAACTTTGGTTGATCATTAGGTCCGCTGGCGCCTGGAGTGGTTTGGTTAGTATAAGGTGTAACTGTCTGAGTGTTAGCGTCATATGACGCCTCGCTTTTTTCTACATAGATTCTTCTTGAAGTCCATGTGTTATATGTTACGATTCCATCATCTATTGATCTTGACTCAGTCGAAGTGCCACTTCGATAGTCGAAATTTTTTGGAGTTTTGTTGGCTTTCCCAGCCAAACGAGTGTGGCTATGATGATCTACTTCACCAGCAAGAGTCTCTGCTGATGTTTTTGGTAATAATTGAACATAAGATTCATGAAACCTTATAGGCTTCCAATAGTCTAATCCTATTGAATTTATAGCACTTGCTACAGTATCTATAATCGGTTCTTTTAAACCCTCTGGCTCTGCTTGTGCGGCTAATGAATATGTATATTTTCCAGGCTTTCCGTTTGAAAATCTATCATCGTAATGTCCAGTTAATCTTACTGCCGTTGCGCAAAATCTTTGATGGTTTGTATAGTTTCCACCATTCGTGCTTGTAGGATTTGCTATAAACTTAAAAAAAGCTCTATTACAAAATGATCTGTCCAAAAATCCCCTTTCAGTTATAGAGCATCCAAAGTCATAACTACCTTGATATAAAACTGGTTGATCTTCACTAAATACATAAGCATTTGGTATGCTATAATCAGTTTTATTAACTACAGAATTTGGGTGATAAATTTTTCTATATGAATATGGCACTTTTCTAAATCCAGCACCAGCATATCTATATAACATTTCATTTGGAGCTATTTCCATTTGAGCTGTATCGGTTGCACCACCTGCTCCTTTTGCTCCAGGGCCCCATCTCATTATGGTATTTTTCAGACCTTGTCTTGTGCAATTTAAAATATCATTTATGTCTTGTAATGGATTTACAACACCCCCTCTGAAAGTATTAACAGTACTGTTGTAATCTCCATTAGTGTCTGACCTACCTTGAATCCAACTATGATTTACTATGGGTTCTTTATGTACAAATCTAGAATTTAAATAATCTACATAATTATTTAATTCGCCACTAACAAAAGGTTTATAATTAAATTCTACGCCACTTAATTTTTGAATAATTAAAGGTTGACTTTGTTTTTTTAATGAGACTGTTTCAGCTACAACTGTTCCATCTAAAAATGTAGCCTCTAATGGCGAACAGGAAGCACCATTATTATCAACAAATCCTTCAATTGGGCCTTCTGAGACAAAATCTGATGCCGTTAAGTCGGCACTTGATAGCAATAAGTCATTAGCAAGTGGAGGCATTAATCTAGCAAATCCACTACTTAGTCTATCAGCATTAGCTTGATTTACATTAGTTCCACCACCCTCTGGACCGTCTTCACTACCAAAAATAGAGTTTTCGTAAACCTTTTTGTATTTTTCTAATAAATACTCTTTCATCGCTAAGTTCTATATAATTCAGATATAGAGCTTCCGAAAGATTTTTGTATTTTTAATAATGCATTTGTGTTATTTGCTGAAAATCTTCTTTGAAGCTGTGTATCTTCATGCAGTTCAAAATTTGTAACAGATGTACCAACAACATAAGACCCAACTCTTAATTGTCCATAAACAATAGGTATAGCTCTGCCTTGAACTGCTGTGTTACTTGGATTTTGGAATAAAAAAGATGAATTTCTAATAGAAGCTCTTATGCTCGCTTCGTTAGGTTCGTTTTCTGGAATAGGTGTTAATAGATACATAATTCCAGCTATAATTAAACCAACTCCTAAAGCTATAAAAAATGCAGAGACGGCAACACTTGTTGCACTTATACCTATACCCACAGCTACAATACCTAACACTACAGCAAGAGCGCCTCCACCATGCCCCATTAAACAAGGAACTATGTCGACTTGATTTATATTTTTTTCTTTTTGATTTAATTCAAATGCATTTTTTGATTTCCCGTTGACGATTATTTCATAATGACCACCTTTTTTTGATGCATTAATAATTGAATCTCTAAATCCTGGCAGAATGCATTCTATTGCTTTAACCACATCGGAAGGTTTATTAATATTACTAAATTCAAAAGAATCTCCATAATCTTTTGATAATTTACCGTGTAATTTTATTTTTGTCATCATTAGTAAGAGCTCCCTCCTCCGCCACCGACACCGCCAGCGCCAGCTGAACTTGAAATACTACCACCAGCAGTGGTCTTGCCAACTGTTTCATTCCTGTTTGTTGCTTTAATTTGTGTTTCTATTGTGTTAGATCCGACTCTTAACTCTCCGTATCCTATGGGCGCATTAAGATATTGTTGAGTAAAATTAGATTTAGATGCAAACCAAAAAGAATTACCCCCTAACTGAGCAACCACTAATTTTGGTTCGTTTTCGGGTATGGGCGTCATTAAATATTGTATACCAGCCATAACTAAGCCAATAGCTAAATTAACAGCAAATGCTACAAGAAATGGGCCACTCCCACCAATATAGGGAACTATATCTATTTTTTTTATTTCTTTTTTTTCTAGTGCTTGATTAGCATTTTTTACTAAATCTCCGTCTAC